GTTGTTGCCGACCGGGGTGCCCCGGGGGGCATTGCCGGGGGGGTCGTTAGATCGACCAGGCATTTGCCTTCTCGATCAGCTCGTGGCAATCCCTGCACACGCACACAAGATTCCTGGGATCGAGCCTGGCGTGCACGTCCTCGCTCCACTTCCGCTTGTGGTGCACCTCGGTAGATGGTCGTTTCTCGCACACCTCGCACATGGGCCGGTTTGCACGCATATTGCGCGACAGCGACCTCATGGCGTTGGAGTGTTTCCCTGTATGGGCACTGCGCTTTGGACTCCTGCGCGCCCACTTGTTGCTTGGTTCAGACCTCACGTGGGCGCTCCTTCGCAATGCGCTTGAACACCTCGATCAGACCGTCGTCGTCCTCGTGTCGCCACGCCGCGCACCATTGGGACCTGTCCTCCCGGAACAGCACCAATGGAACATGGCCTGACATGGCGTCGCTCGCCGCCTTGTCAATGAATGATCGAAGCAGCCTGTGGGTCGCCGGCTGCTCGCGATCCCATTCCGGCAGAGTCGTTCCCTCCGCGATGATCGGGAGCATGGATGCGTCCGCGACGTAGATCCCGTCCTTGTTCTCGGTGAGGCCGAATCTGCGCGCCGCGTTCACCATCCTGGTGAGCCCGGAATGCCACAGCTTTACCTCAACGTGAAGTCCGAGGTCTGGCAGCGCGGGACAGTGAATGTCCGCCTTTGCCTTCCCCCACCGCTGCGCGGTTCGTTCCCATTCGAGCCCGGTGATGGACCCCATGAACGAAGCCGCGTCGAGCTCGCCGCGCTTGCCCTTGAGTCGCGAATTGATCATGGAGAATCCTCGATCTGCTGGTGAAGTCCGTGCTGGACCACGACTTGACGCTGCTGCCTGTCGTGCGCAGCGTCGGGATTGCCGTACAGCTTTGCAATCAGGTCCTGGTTCTCGATCAGGTAGCGGTTGATGATCAGCCGATGCAGCCGGCGGAGGTCCCAGAGTTCGTCGACAAGGTCGGCAAGGCGTGGCTCGAACGCGTCGCGGTTCTCCTCGAACCAATTCACCTCTGCTTCGAGCTTCCTGTCTCCAGGCGAGGAAATCATGCGACCTCCTTGAGCCGGTGCAGCAAGACCGCGCGAGGGTTGCGTACGTCGGCCATGTTCAGCGTGAGCCGGTTGAGCGCTTCGTAGGCCGACACGCCAGTGCGCGCCCACGAGCCGCACAGGTCGTGCCAGGCGCGCTCAGCCTCCGGCAGCGTCAGCCCGTGCTGGGCGAGGATGCGCCGGCAGACCTTCGCCTGGGCGCCGAAGTCCGCACGGGGATCACGCTGCAGGATCCGGCTCCTGATCGGCTCAAAGACTGCCCACCCCTCCCCCCTTGCGGCGTCAGCCGCTGCTGGTTCTTGGGCTAGTTCATTGGGCTCGTTAGGATCCCTCTGCTTTTCTGCGAGAGCACCTCTGCTTTTCTGCGAGAGGTGCTCAGGCGCAGGAGCAGAGGTACCTCTGCTTTTCTGCGAGAGGTTGAGCCGGTAGGACAGCGCCTTGCCGGAGCCGGTCGTGCTGACCAGACCCTTCGTTCGCAGTGATGCCACGACGCGGTTGATGGTGCTGGCGTGCAGCCCGGTCTTGATGGCAAGAGCGCCCTGGCTCGGGTAGATCCTGTCGCCGTAATCGGCCAGCGCCAGCGCGACGAGCTTCTCGACAGGCGTCAGAGCTGTGCCAAGACGCCAGATGTCGCTGGGGAGCGGCTTCACAGGCGAGCCTCCGCGGTCTCCCAGAGGTCAACCACCACGGGGCCCTTCTCGCGGTCCTCGATCTGAAGATCAATTTCCTTGCCCTTGACCGCGTCCTCGGACACCTCCTTGAAGGTCGTAAACCACGACCCGCCCTCCAACGCGATCCGCCAGTACGCCTTGCCGCCCGCTGAAGTCTTTGCTTCAACGCCCTCGCACACTCCCGACACGATCCGTATCGCGCTGGATGACTTCTGGCGCGTCGGAGCCTTCCTTGGCGCTGGAAGCCGTCTGGGCTCGTCGGACGCGTCTACGGGCATCGTGGTGGCTTCTGAGGGCATCTCCTCGGCCAGTGAGGTCTCGGCGCCAAGCAGCGCCGTTGCCCAGCCCATGACCCCCTTCAAGGCCCTGCCTGTGGCGCGGGTCTGCGCCATCGCTTGCCTGGCGAACTGCGGCCGGGTGTTCCACGGGCGTTCGTCATCAAAAACCGAGGCGATACCGCGGCCGACCACTCGCCCGTCCGCCATCACTGTTGCAGTCGCCTCCCAATAGCCGGGGACGTCCTCAGTCGCCGGGACGTGGCGCAGCGCCTCGATGGCCGTCGTGTAGCCCATCGAGGTAGCCACGGCCTGCGCCCCGGCGACCATGAGGTAGGAACGCCCTTGAACGCGGACGACGTAGTTCTCCTGGACGAGCTTGGTGACCGCCCGGACGGCCGCCTCGTTCTGCTTCACCCGATCTACGGGTGCAAGTGCAGTTTCCATCACGTGCTCCTTGCGAGCGTGATGGTGGTCGGTAAGCGGCCCTGCTTATGCGTGTTACGTTAAACGGTAACCGCGGACCTTGAAGACTTGCCGACCCCCGCCATCACGACCCAGCGCGGAGTCTATCGACTAGTCCCCGTAATGTCTGCATTTTTCGCAGACGATTCTGTTCGGCATCCCGGGCCCCAAATGCGCGCCGTAACCTGTTTACGGCTCTGCACTTACTGGACCCGACTTTCCAGCGCCAATCCCACCCGGCGTCGGGATCGCACGAAAGTTCCCAGCGGCCTTTCGGCCAGGCGTCCATTCGGACCATCCACCAATCCCCGCGGCCGGCATCCATGCGCCGGAGGGACGATCTCAAAGATTCGTCCATAGACGCATCATATCGCAGTATGGTGCCGAAATGCACCCCGTTCTTGCGGGCTCAGAAACCGAGATTGCGGCCCTTGCTTGCGTCCTGGCAGTGGTTGTACCCCTGTTTGTGATTTGGCTGGTCTGGCGATTCTTTCAGACCGCGGTGAAGAGCGGCGTCCAAGCGGCCCGGCCAACGACCGTTGACCGAAATCAGTCAACGGATCCTGCAGCTCTCACACAGTCCGACGTGCGGCGGATCGTGCGCGAGGAACTACGGGCAGTCCAGGCAGAGGCGCGCGCTCGGCGCGCCGGTAGCCCAGCGCCCACAACACCCGGGCCATCTCGCGGGACATCTCGGTAACGGCAGTCTCGTCCAGCTCTGGTCGGCAGCAATGCACCAACTCGTGCAGGAGGGTGTCCAGGAGCTCCTCCTCGCTCTGCCAGGACGCAATGTGGATCAGCCGGCCGGACGCCTTCCCGGGGTCTCTCATCCGGCCGTAGTCCTTCAGGTTCCCGTTGACCCTCAGCGTCCACCACTTGCCGCCGAGCTTGACCCTCATACGGCCCTCCTGAAGTCGGCCGCCAGCCGGTACCGGTTGTGGCGGTCGAGGTTCTCGTAGTACAGGCGCATCCAGACGGCACCGAGAGGCTTCGGCGGCCCGCCGCGCTCCACGTGCCACCCGCCGTAGCCGTCGCCGTACTCGTCCTTGTAGGTCCCGCACCGGACGTGATGCTGCACGTCCAGGCGCACCTGGTACGCCCCGGTGTCAGTATGCAGCCTCTCGCGGCCGATGGTGTGCCACCACTGGTCGTGCGTGTGCCCGCCCACGATTACGTTGGCGTCGGGCGTCCAGCCGGCGATGCGGCGGATGCGCAGCGTGTCCATCGTCATCAGCCCGCCGCCGCCGCTGCCGTGGAAGTACTTCAGCAGGTAGGTGTACTTGCGGGTGTGCCACCTGCAGTTGAACACGACCCAGCCGCCGTAGCCGCCGGAATGCACCTTGTGCTTCGTGCTGTGCGTCATGCGCTCACATAACCGCTCGGTGAGGTCCGTCTCCTGGTTCTTCAGTACCGAGGTCTCGTGGTTCCCGCGACCGAGCACCACGAAGTTCCTCGCATACGGTGCATAGAAGTCGTGCGCATGGCTGACTAGGGAATCGAAGTAGTCAGGAACAACCGCATGTTCCGGGCGAACGCCCTGCCGGCTGCGGCGAGGATCCGCCCGGCCCTCCAAAGCGCAGAACAGATCGCCGCAGTCGATGATGCCGGCGCCGAGGCGCTTGGCTTCCTCGAGGTGCTGTCGCTCGAGCTCATGGTCGGCCTTCGGGTTGTCGTGGTGCCTGTCAGACGTGAGCAGCCAGAGAGACTCGGCGGCCGCGCCTGACATGTTCACGTCTACCACGTGGATGTTGCGCGACTTCGCCTGGACGGTCCACATTGCTTGACCCTCACGAGTCCCACTTCTTGAGAGGACATTTTGCTGCCGGCAGACGGCCCTTCACGGTCAGTTCCGCACGCAAGCCGCGACCGCATCCGCAGGCGGTGCAGTACCCGACCTTCGGTTCCGGCAGAGGATCCAGCCGGTTGCACGCCCGGCACGCGGCCATTCGCGCACCGAAGTTCGCGTCATCGACCTTGCCGTGAACGAGCGCGCTGACCTCGGCCCGAAGCCAGGACTTCGCTTTGGTCACGATCCCGCCGCCGGGATCGGCTGCCCGTGGCGTTGGCGGCGGGACGGCAATGCGAGCAGGACGCGCATCGTTTTTCCTGATGGACAGGACGGTCGCGGTGCCGGCCTCGTGATCAAGCTGCAGCTCCCAGATGAATCCGTTGGTCGCAACGTAGGCGCTCCGAATCTCCGGCTTCACTGGAAGTCCTCCTGGTCGGCACAGGTGCGCTGCAGCATCCAGAAGCCGGAAACGTGGACCGAACTTGTCGCTTCCCGCTCGACGCGGGTGCAGACGGGGTCGTAGCCGTTCTGCACCGGTGCGCAGCTGTCGCCGCACTCTTGATCTACGGACTCGAAGCGCAGCCCCTCGCCGTAGGTAAAGGTTCCCGCAGGGCCGCAGTTCACCCAGAAGCCGTATATGCCCCACGAAGGAACGTCGGGGTCGCAGCCGCTCTGGGGGCCGATCACGTTGCAGTCGGTGTCGCGCTCCAGGCAGTTGATGTTCGGCCACTGGCCCAGAATCCCGCCCTGCAGATACGACGGCGAGTTTGTTGCCCACCAATCGCCGGGGAGCGTCTGGCCCGGCCCAAGAACCTGTCCGCAGAAGCCTCGGCAGAAGCAGTCCTCGGCGGCAGCGGGATCTGTAGGCCCAGCCCAGAGCGGGTGGAAGTCGATTACGCCGTCGACCGGCTGCACCGGCATCATCAAGTAGCCGTTCAGGTTGTCCGTGACGTTCCATTGCGCCCCAGCGCCGGGCTGCTTGAACTCCGTCTTGGTGCCGAGCGTCATGGTTCCGAACTTGATCGCCACCCGAGGAGGCGGGACGTTGTTCGCGTTGTCTGCAGGAATTGCCACGTCCTGATCCACGAACCACGCGGCCGGGAGGTCGTGGGTGAATTGGTCACCGCCGTACGCGGCTTCGCAGATCAGATCCGACACCGCGTCTATCTCGACGCGCAGTTCCTCGAGCGTGTAGTCGGCGAGCAGCCACTCGTGAATGACGTCATCGTTCTCGTCCAGGATTCGGAAGTAGCCGAGCTCAACGACCGCTCGACGCGCATTTCCCGTCCTTGCCATTCGGTAGGCGACGCAATAGTCCTGATACTTGGCGCGCGCCGTGAACTTGATCACCGGAACGCACGCGACCACCTTGTCGGCGGCAGGATCCTCGTACGTCGACCAATCGTAGGCTATGGCACAACAGCCGCCCTCTGCCCCGCCGTTCGGCGTGAAGTAGTTCATGTAAACGGTGCCTGGCGAGTAGTCGCAAGTCCACCTGCGAGCCGTGTACTGCAGCGACGTATCCGCGACGACCTCTTCCTCGTTCTCCACGCACCAGTAGAGCTGTACGTCGGAGTACGAAACCTCCTGGCAGGCGCAGCGCAGCGTGACACCGGGGATGTTCACCCCGGAAGCGAGCCTGTACCGGTGGCTGTAGTCGCGCGGTCGCGGCGGGTTGTCTCCGACGCACTTTGCCCGCGGACAGGTCTTGCAGAAGCCGGAGCACGCACCTGGGCTTGAAAATCCGGTTGCGGTCGCCGACTCGGTGTGAATCGAGTCGCACGGGCAGTCCGTGTTCGTCCCCGTGACCTTCTCTTCGCCGTGCCCGCCGAACTGGAACATCCACGTGATGTAGACGGCACCGCCGCAGACTTCGCAGTTGCAGCAATTCCCTGCCGGGTTGCAGCAGCAGCGCTTGTTCACCGGGAATGCTTCCTGCACCACCAAAAGCCGCCCCACGCGCCGGCGGCGACCAGGGCGATGATGACCAAGACGGTAAATCCGAAATCACTTGCGGCGAGCATGGGACACCTTCTTGGGGTGCTTGCTGCGAAAGGTCGATCCCAGGGAGCACCCTGCCCCAAAGGCCGCCGTAACGGTCACGATGATCCAGATGATTAGTTGCTGGTCGGTCGTCATCTCTTGACCCTGTAGACAATTGCTGCGGCGGCCACGGCTGCGACCGCCACTGAAAGAAACTTCATTGCTCCCCAGACGGGGCTTTCGGTGTCCTGGACGTAGGCCACGGACGCGTGGACCTTCGCGGCTGACGTTTCGATCTCGTCCAGCTCGCGCTGTGCTTGGGCAAGATGATCCCTGGCGCGATTAGCCGCAGACCTGACATCATTCGTCTCGCTACTGATGGTGCCAGTAGCAGAGGCGCATCCGGTCAAGAGAATGACCGCAAGCGCCCTCACGCAAACACCCTGTAGGGAATCCCCGGCGTCGGGGTGAACGTCGGCAGCGCCTCGACCTGCTCCTCGGTCAACTCGAACGTGACTCGGATGTTGGCGTGGTAGCGGTTGTCGCTTGGCCGGATGACCTCGCCCTCGGGGTCGAGTTTGGCGGGGATCGGCCCGATGCGGTCCACATAGCAGCCGGGGACGGGCATGAGCGCGATCTCGCCCTCGCCCTGATCGACCTCGACCAGCAGTCCTGCGGCTTCCAGCGCATCGTCCATCTGCGCCTCGGTGTCGGTGCGGAGCATGAAGTCGGTCATGTGGTGAGGCTCTGGAGTTGGGCGTTGGGGAGGCGGGTCGGCCAATACTTGAACACGCGGATGCAACCATTCATCTGCGTTACGCTCGATGAATCACGCGCTCCGATGGTGAGTTTCGCAATGGTTGTCGGCAACGCACCAGCGGTATCTGTCGATGGTGCGCCGCCATTGACGCTGACCGCGTAATCGTTCACCGCATACGCAGCAGCGATCTTCGCTGCACTTGCCGTTCCCGTTCCGATCTGCGCGACAAATGTTCCAGACGAATACACATTCAGCAGGAATCCACCACCCTCAAATATCTGTTCGTTGATTCCGCTGGTTGGCATGAACGAATACGAACGGCCGCCAGTTCCAATTCTGGTTCCCGTATCAACATAGATCGTCCCCGCGCTGGCATTGAATCCCATCGTGGTGAGATTGAGGAGTTCGCAGTTGTCCGGATTCCTCGTCCCCTGACTCGCGCCCGTGGGGATGTACGAGGAGGCACCGGAGCCCGCTTCCAGTTGTGCGCCCCAAAGTTCAACGACACCAGTAGCAGTACCAGTTGCACTTGCAATCGTCGGGCCGCTTGCCGCAATGGCTACATACGAGTATTGCAATCGCTGCCATGATGTAGTGATCGGGATGTTTGCCGAATATCCGACAGCGGAGTCGCCAAATCGAATGTTGAGGTTTGTTGTTGATCCAGTTGCGCGAACCCAAATGCTGAAGGTGTAGGTAGCACCAACGGTGTTGGTGTAGCCCATCTGGGTGTTGTTCGTGTAGTAGCCGTTGTTTCCTGCTGTATTCAGGTTGAGGCTTACGGCAGAAGAATCACCGGATGGACTAGTGATTCCGGTCGTGAGCGCACCAACGGTTCCAAACTGAATCCAACTAGTAAACAGTCCTTGCGAGTGCTTGAGCAGATTGATCGCCTGCCCCTCAATCAGCAGCCCTCGCGGAGCCAGCGTGTCCGGGGCGTGGTCGAAGCGGGGCTGCCCGTTGCCGATGATCCATGTCGTGAACGTGCCGCTGCCGGTAGGTGTCCCGGTGATGTTGCACGCGAGCGCCTGTGTGGCCGGGTCGTAAGAAGTCACGCTCCCGCTCATGTTGTTCGCGCCGCTTGAGGCGATGATGAGGTCGCCCACCGCATATCTGCGGTTCACGCCAGCAGTCGCCGAGATCGTGAACGTCTTGCTTCCCGTGCCGATGGTGTTGCTGGTCGATGAGGTGTCGAATCCGTATAGCAGACCATCCGAGTGAACGTAAGACCCGCCCGTGCTTCGGCTGAAAGTCAGGCGCGGGTCGAGGACGCCTGTGGTGAAGTCAAGCGTGAGCGTGGAGCCGTCGCTTTCCGGCCAAAAGCTGCTGATGTATCGCCTGCTCATCATTCCTGCTCCTGGAAACAATTGATTGGATTGGTTGCGTCGAACCAGAACAGCGACTTCCCCTCGATGTCGTATTCAACGTGCATCCAGACGTAGCCCTCGAGTAGCTGCAGGTTCCATTGGCCGTTCTCTAGCACTAAGCTCCCAACCGGCCCGATGGAGGCTCCGGTCGTAAGCGGCGAACCGTCTACGGTCGTGGATGTGTTGCGCAGTTCGCGGATGTTGTAGGCGTAGTCCTCGGGGTTGGTGGTGGACGGGCTCTTTCCAAACTCCCCAGGCACCGAAACCGGAAGGGCCGTAGTCACGTTGATCGTGAACGGCTCGAACCGATACTTCCAACGGTTTGGAGTGATCTGGACGGCTGCCGTTGTCTTCGCCAGCCATGTATTCGCGGGCGTGACACGCTGGAGCTGGTCTGTGGCCCACCGGATCCCCTCTGCGTTCTCCGACACCATCGAGGCGCTGTCGGTCCAGAGGTTGCATACCTCGGCGTTCGCCCTGCCAAACAGGCCTCGGTTAAAGATTGGTCGTTGTGATGGCATTACCAGGCAGGTCCCGGTGTGGAGATTTGCGTGGCGATGTTCCCGCTGCCGAGGTCGAAGTTGAGAAGGGTCGCGAAGTTCTCGAGCGTCTCGTAGGGCTGGTACCACACGACGTATTCGACGCTACGCACCTGGACTGCCGTGGCGCCGGTTCCCCAAGTGAGTCCAAGCCCGAGGCGCGGCGGCGCGCCCGCGACGTTTGGGGCTGGGCGCTGCTCAAGGTGTTGCCAATCGTCGGCCAGGAAGCGGTGGCTCACCACCATCCACTCGTCCGTGGTGTGGTTCGACGTGAATCCCAGGTAGGTCACGTAGCCGGCCGGCCAGCCGAGGAACGTCCCGTTGTTCCTTGTGTTGGTGTAGACAGAGGTCCACTCGGTCGGCGGATCAGGGCTGGATGCGAAACCGCCGCCAAGACCGTTCGCCGTGTTCTTCGTCCTGTCCCAGAGGAAGTCGACCTGGATTAGCTGCTGCGCGATCTTGACTTGCAAGGGCTGTCCACCGACGTCGACCTTGTTTCCGCCCATGTACGCGCTGGGCGGGTAGGTCACCGTTCCGTCGGCCGGCACGCCGGAGAAGATGGCGTTGCCGGACCGATACATGGCGGCGGTTCGGTGCTGGGTGGTTCGCGTGATCTGGTACCACGGCCGGCTGCCGTTGCCGTCCTTGCTGCGCCGTGTCGACCAAGTGACGCGCACGTTCCACGCGAGCGGTGAGCTTGGAACGGGCGTGATCTCCACGCTGCGGCAGACCATGCTGCGGTAGAAATCGCCGCCCGGTGTCCCGGTAGTCAAGCGCCGTTGGCCCTGTTTCGGCACCAGCGCGTCGTTTGCGACGTCCCACACCGTCTTGGCGACATCGTCCGCGTAGATGAATGACTCCACCCAACGAGCCTCCTCGCCGGGGCTCGGTAGCAGGACGCTGTCGGTCTCGGGCTTGCGGATGAGCTGCGGCATCAGTTCCCACCAAGCCTTTCGCGCAGGATGCGGACAATCTCGTCGATAGCGACGGATTGGCCTGGCCCGTAGGCGCCGGGGGAAGCCATCATCAGCGCTCCCCTGGCCGCGCTTTCCGCCAGAAGCAGCCCTGGCTCCGATGCCGCTCGATTGATGAGTTTCGCGGTACCGACCACGAGCTGCGCGGTCAGGTCTGCAATGGCTGCACCGAAGATGGCAATATTGACCATGGCTTCGCCGATTGCGTCCTTGTTCTGAACCAGGTAGTCGGTGAGCTCGCGCAGCTCGGCCATCTTGATTCGGTCAACCTGTTCGGCAAACTCACCGAATGCCTGTCCGAGCTTCACGTCGGAAGCAAATTGCGCCGAAGCAAGTTCCTGCGCGGCTTGCATACCTTGCGGGCTGAACTCGCTGCCGAGGTCCTTGAGGCGGGAAAACTCGCCCATGGCGGCCTGCGCAGCGTTGCGGACAAGGTTTCCAACCACGCCAGCCACGAGTATGCCGCGAATCTCCATTGCTGCGTTCTGCAGCTTGTTGAGCTGCGCGAGCGCGGAGTTCACTCCAGCCGTGACGCCTCTGGCGTCTGCGGTCAGCGTGATTACCGCCTTCATGTTCGCGCTAGCCACGGTGCACCGCCTCGCGGAACGACGCAATGCCTGCCGCGCGCCAGGGAAGCAGAACGTGCGGAGGCCTCCCGGTCAATGAGCACGCGACCACCGTGAGCAGGTATTCGACCCGCTCCATGGTCGTAAGCTCTTGTGCAAGTCCAAGCGGCGCGTCCATGCTCGGCATCAGCCTCCAGAGGCGGCGCTCGGCCGCCGAGTAGGGTGTGTCTGCAGTACCTCTTGCGCGAGGGCGTTGCCGGCCGCGAGCGGGAGGTCAAGGACCTCGTCCCTGGTGAACGGCGTACCGTCTGCGTGTCGTACGAGCACGTGTATCCAGCCCGGGTCTGCAAGGTCGATTCCGACGGTGTCTCGGACGCGAACCTCGCGGACCTCGACGGCTCCGACACCGTCGAGGTCCACGGGGCGCCAGGATGGCTGGTTGGTGCTCACGTGACCTCGAGCCCCTCGACAAAGGTGACCGTGTAGACGGCTGCGTCCTCGGCCGCGTAGCTGAACTCGGCGCTGGTGACGATCACCTCCATCGAATGGGTGTTACCGCCAGCGTCGTTGAATGAGAGGGTCGGGAGGGCCGCCCAGGTCGGGGTCTCGATTGCGGTCACCACGTTGGCGTGACCAGTGCCGACGTACGCCTCGAACGTGCCACCGCGCTTGACCCTCCCTGGCCCACTCTTCACGGAGGTATCGCCGTGGGCGGTGACGTCGATCTCCTGCGTCTGGCGGGTGATCGTCACGTTGCGGACGGGAATGGCGGTTCCGCCGAACGTCAGCGTCCCACCCCAACCTACGACTCTCGATGGCATTACGTGCCCTCCATGTACTGGAACTCCGCGTTGAGCGTGCAGATGCGCTCCGCATCTGCCTGCCCGTCGTCCGGTGCGGCGCGCGACTGCGCTAGCTCCGCCGCCGTGAGCTGGAACTTCCAGCCCGATTGCGTCCACGTGCCGTCAATGGCGTTTAGGGCGGCCTGCGCCGTGGTCCATGCGAGCACCGCGCTGTCAGCAACGCAGTCCATTCGCACCCGCAGCTGGCCGCTGTCCAGGTTGATCCCGGCGCTGTCAAGAAACACGGTCATGCCCGTGACCTCGTAGACGACGGCCGGCGTCGCGTCGCCTTGCCGGCGCAGCTCCGAACTGACAGGCACCGCCAGCCCTGCGTCGAGCTTCGCGTAAAGGGCCTCAAGCAGCGTCCCGGTCGGCATCAGGCAGCCCTCCGGCGCAGGGGTTTCGTTACCTCGGCAAGCAGGTATTCCCGAGCGCGCCTGGCTACATCGTCAACGCGGCGCGTGGCGATTTTTGTCGATACCTTGAAACCGGGCATCCGCCGGCTTCCGCCGGCACGCGCCTCATCCCGACGGCGCAGACGCGCTTGATTGGCCTTGGCGACGATTGCGTCCGCCTCGGGCTTCCTTGCGTTCCAGGCCGCGCGGACGCCGCGATAGAACGCTTTGCGGGCATCCTTGCCCTTGGGAATGCCGCCGGCTGCTTTAGCTTGTTCGCCGAAGAACAGGGACCGTTGGCGCTTGAGCCGGTTGGCTTCGGCGCCCATCGTCTGGTACGCGGCCGAGCGCCCGTAGTGCCTGGACCCATGTTCCAGAATGTGCCAGAGCTTGACCAGCCCGCCGAGGCGGTAGTTGGCCCCGATCTCAAGCCGGGCGAAACCGGCGGCCCTGCCTCGTCGACGGATCGTGAGCTTTGTTTGCTGGCCGTCGCCGATTTCCCCCGTGACGATTCCGCTGTTCCGGCGAGCGTTTCCCCAGGACCGCTGCAGCTCCCGGACGACCGGGGCAGCGGCTCGCCGCATCGAGACGTTGTACGCACGGTATCTGGCCTGCTCGTTCATTGCGAGCAGGCGCGAGCGGACCAGCACGGAGTTCAGCGCCGCCTTGATCATGCTGGCTCCGGTGCTCCAATGCCGTTGGCGCTGTCAACGTGCGTCGCCGTGATCCGCAGCCGTCGCCTGCGGCCGCCGTCAGGGTCGATTGCACCAGTAATCTGGTAGATGCGTCCATCGGTGGCATCGACCAGGCGCCCACCGGCGTTCACCGACGGGTGCCAAGACGCCTCAATTACGACGTCTGTGCGAATCGCGACGCCCATGTCGTCCATTACCTCGCGCTGCGTCGGCGTGAGCACTCCGGCAATGGTTGCGACCGTCGTCCAGGACGTGGATTGCTGGCCCGCCGTGTTGGCCGTCACGGTCGGCGCCTGGTAGTCGAACTGATCGCGTCTATATCCGGCGCCTGCCACCTGCTACCCCACGCTGTTTGGGTTGAATTGCCGACGAAGGGCATCGGTAAACCACGTACTTGGGGCGACGGAGTCGTCTCCGCGATAGCCGAAGAGCTGCCCGACGCGCTCCATCAGGTAGACCTTCTCCGAGTCCTTTAGGTCATTCTGAAGGCGCCCGGTAGCCGTCGTGTACTCGTCCCATGCCGCGCTGATCATCTGCGCGATGATTGCGTCGTCGCCCGAGTGGCTGATCTTCAGCCACGCCTTGCACTCCGCTGTTGTCGGAATCGTCGCCATGCTTTGTCCCCGCAACCACGGGGCAAGGGCCGAAGCCCCTGCCCCGTGGCACGTGATGGAAACGGATCAGGCCGACCGCAGCGCGACGATGGCGCTGGTGTCCACCGGCTTGGCGTCGCAGCGCATCCGGCTCGAGTACCGGATGATGCCCGAGCTGCGCTGGGAGACGTCGTCCACCGTGAAGTTGATGGTGGTGCGGTCGATGATGCGGTAACCGCGCTTGAAGTCGCCGAACAGCACGCTCCGGGTGGTCGCCGTGTAGGCGGTCGGAGCGAACTCCGACACGTAGACCGGCTTGCCCATGAACAGCGCCACGGCGCCGTCCTTGAGGATGTTGCCGTTCTCGCCGTTCATGATGAGCTTGTTGCTCGCCACGCCGCTCTTCACGATGACTCCCCAGAGCGCCTGGTTCATCAGCCAGGACGCGCCCGGGAGGTACGCCGGGTTGAGCTTGTAGAACAGGTCGATCACCTTGTCGATGGTCGGCGCAGCGCCGGCCGTGTAGGTCACGTCGCCGTTGTAGCCCGTTCCCGAGTGGAACACGCCGCGCGGCTGGCTCGAGCCCGTGCCCGTCGCGAAGTAGCCCTCCCACAGTCGGCTGTGGGCGCGGGCGTGCTCCTGGACGACGTTGGTCGCGACGTCCCAGACGGTGTCCTCGAGCGCCTCCTCGGTCACGTCGGTCTTCACGCCCGACTTGTACGAGGTGAACTGCACCTTCGTGGTGGTGAAGTCCTGGTCGCTGTAGGCGGCGCCTTCGCCGATGAGCGAGGCCGTCATGCGGGCGTTGATGACCGAGACGTCGGTGTCGACGCCGCGGGTCTCGACCGTGCAGAGCTGGCGCATGACCGACTCCTGGTCGAGCGCCTTGACGAACTCCCCGGAGAGCTGCGGCATGGTCGCGTTGGCGCCCATGTTGGCCGAGCCGCCGGAGATGGCAAGGCCGATGGCGCGCTGCTCGCGCCAGCCGCCGCGGAACCACTCGCGGACCTCGTCGCGCGGCGGCGCGGAGATGCGCACGCTACCCGACTGCGGGTTGTTGTTCTTCACCGTCGCCTTGACGGACGTCTCGAAGGAGTCCTTAGCGGCGCGGATGGCGGCCTCGGTCTCCTCGATCTGGGTGAGGATCTCGAGCTGGCGATCCTCCGACGCACCCTCGTACTCGGCGCGAAGCTCGGCAACGCGCGCCCGGTTCTCCTTAAGTCCCATTGCAGGCTCCTTCTTGCCGCGGACCTCCGCGAAGGTCGCGGCCCCGTATGCGGCGTTCTCGACAAGGCTCACCTCGTGCAGTCGCGCACGGGTGACCGTTCGGGAGGACGCACCCTCCCAGGTGTCGGCTTCGACGACGAAGCCAATGCTCATCTGGCTCACCACCCCGCGCTTGACGAGGTCGCGGATCTCCGCGGCCCTCTGGCCGTCGCCGAGGTCCGCCTCGAAGGCGATCCCCTTCTCGTCCTCCGAGATGGCGAGCGTGCCGCTGCGCGTGTTGGCGAGCGGGTCCTTGTGGTCATGCATCCACCACAGGCTGACGTTTCCCTCGGGCTTCAGCGCGCCGGGCGCGAACCGTTCGCGGAACGTGCGTCCGCGCTCGGTGATTGGAAGGCTCCACGTGTTGAAGACGGCCGCGTAGCCGCGGACCTTGCCCTCGGTCGCCTCGGTGATCTGCGCACGGATCTCACGCATCAGGCTGCTCCTCGGAGACGCCGTCCTGCTGCGGCGTCACGCCGCTGATGACCGGCTTCGGCTCGTCCAGCCCCGGCCACGGCGCGAAGCCAAGCCGGCGGCGGACGTCGTTCGGGGCGAGGGCGCCGACCTGCAGCAGCTGGGCGTACGCCCTCCCCGCGGTGCGGAAATCGCCCTGGGTGATCGGGCTGAAGTCGAACGCAACCGTGGTTCCCGGGGCCGCGAGCTTCGACGAGAGCTCGGCGGTCCACGTGATGCTCCATGCGGCGAGGCTGTTCGCGTAGAGCTGCGCGATCTCCGGCTGCGTCCGGGCGTCGCTCATGTCGAGCATGGCGGCCGGGACGCCGAACAGGGCCGCGACCTCCTTGACGCCGGCTGCCCTTGCGGCGCCCATGTCCTTCGCCATCTGCTGCGCGAGCTGTGCGACGGTCATTCCCTCGCCGACGAAGATCGGGGTCGCGGCCGTGCTTGCGGTGCCGTGCTGCGTCATGAACGCGGTGCGCATGGCGTCGCGGACGGCCGGCTGCAGGGCCCCCGGGTGGCTGAAGGCGACCTTCCCGATCAGGCCGGTCGGCGCCGAGGCCTTGAACACGGCCTCGAGGTCTGCGAGCGCCTGCAGCGTCGTGGAGCACGCGGAGAGCGGCGACGTGCCCCAATAGGGATTGTCGGTGGACGGGAGCGCCTTCCAGTGCAGCGCCATGCCGTAGTCGAACGGGACGTTCTTGTAGTACCAGACGAGATCGCCGGAGGTCTGCTCCTCGACGCGGACGTCGCCGGACGAGATTGGGCGCAGCGAGATCGGGTTGCCCTGCTGGTCGATGTCGATGATGGCGAACGCGTTCCCGGTGGTCAGCGCTTCGGCGACCATCCACCGCCGGAGGTCCGGCCCGGTCAGGGCGTCGCCCCACGCCTGCCCGGTGAGGAGGTCCTCGACGGTGGATCCCTCGACCGCGTTCCCCTGGCGGTCGTGGACGTGGACCGGGATTCGCGCCAGGTCGGAGGCGATCTGGTGGATGCACCGCTGCACGGCCGGAAGGTCGACGACGCTTCCCTGCACGTAGTTGAGCGGCGTCTCCCAGTTGATGTTGGGCGATGCCTTCCTGAAGATCCTGCTCCAGAACGCCATTGGGCGAACTTGAAGCAATCGCGGCATCCAATGCAAGCGGATTTGCAGGATGCCGACAAAACTTCAGAACGCGATTTTCAACGGGTCCGCGGTGTACATGGTCTGTTGCAGCATTTCGCGGTCTTGCATGACCTTCACTGCCATGCAACACGCCGTTACGGCGTCGATGTTGCTGGCCGAGCGGCCCTTGCTGGGGACGTGCAGGCCCGTGTCGCCGGGCCGCAGCCGGCAGTGCGCGAGGTTGGCCCGCAGGACGGGGTCCGGGGCGAAACGAATCTGCTTGCCGCGGACCATGTCCGCCCAAATCGCCCAGGCCGATCCCATGAAGACGACGTTCTGGGGCGCCCGGGACCACGACCAGCCGTGCTTCCGCTCCATGCTTTCGCACCAGGCGGCGGCCTTGCCGGCCGGGTCTGCCACGAAGTGCTTCAGGCTGACCAAGTTCGCCAGTACCTCAAGCTGGCGCTCTATGACGCTGTAGTCGACGGTGTTCCCGAAGACCGTCAGCCGGTTGGAGTCGCGCCACTCGCGCAGCGGCTGGTGGCTGCGCTGCTCGTCGGCGGCGATGTCGTTCCCTGCCCAATAGTGCCAGCTCCTCGAGAGGAGGTTCTGGCCGTCCCAGACGGACAGGTTCAGGCTGGTCAGGTCGCACTGGCTGCCCGTGGCCCAGCCGCCCTGGCTGAAGTCGATGCCGATGACGCCAGGCAGGCCGCGGGCAGCCGCAAGGTCCCACTCGGAGACGCACGCGTCGAAGAGCGCAAGCGGCAGGGCGCCCGACAGATCGTCCGTGAACGTCGCGAGCTGCTGCGTGTAGAACTCCTCCCGGTCCCGCGGGTTTCCGCTGTCCAGAAGCGTGCGTTTCTGGAACTCGTACTGCGCGACGGTCGTGTGCACGCCAAGACCGGGGTGGGCCTTTGCCCAGGCGTCCGCGGAGTCCGGCCGGTCGTCCGGGTCGATGCCGAAGATCATGCCGCACAGGCCGTCCGTCGGTCGTTCGCCGGAGTCGTACGCCTTCTCGAGCTGCCGGATGATCGAGCCGTAGGGGTTCTGGAACTGCTCGGCGTCTGGGGTCGTGACCACCAGCATCTGCGATCCGCGCACCTTACTCATCGACGACAGGGCCCGGCTGAAGGTCTCATCCATTCGCGCCGCCTCGTCGCAGACTAGAAGCGTCGGCGTGATCCCGTCCGCGTTCTTGACGGTCGACGGGCGGCACTTCACCTCGCCGCCGGGGTGCTTGCACAGCGCGCCGACCGTGCTCATGTTGCCGCCATAGAACTCCCAGAGCTCGTCGTCCGAGCCGATGGTGTCCTTGATCAGCTTCTGGACGAGGGCCGCCTTCTCCATCTGTGTCGCGAGAACTACCACCTCGGACTTCCTGCCGGCCCGCGCCGCCTCCTCGAGCGTCCAGGCGGACAGAATGCCGGCCATCGAGGTTTTCCCGGCACCGCGGGCGACCTGGATGACCATCACCCGCACCGCCGGCTCGTCGGTCTCCGAGCGCCAGGCAACGAGGTGCGCCATTGCCAGGACGGCCCACGGCATGAGCTCCCACTTGAACCTGTCGCGGGCGTATGCGACCAGGCGGTCGAGGCGCTCGGCGTCCCACGTGCCTCGTTCCCTTGCGGCTCGATATTGCGCGCAGAACGTCTTCAGGCGCCGGTTGGCCGGCTGCGAGCCGTCCAGCACCGCCTTGGCGTAGGCGTCCGCGACCTCGAGCGCGCCGGCCGGTTGCTTGCGGGACGCCCGGCCCACCCTTTTGCGTGATGG